CAAGTTCAGACATCAAGAAGATGGCAAAAGATTATGGAGAAACAGAATGAAAGATAAGGTAGAGGAAATGTATCTTGATTATTTTAATAATTTTATTACTATAAGTTATTTTGCTGAATATTATGGAATAAGCACAGAAAAAGCAGAGAGAATTATTAATATTGGAAGGAGAATAAATCATTCAAGATGCAAGGATGCAGAACCTGTAATGCATATGCTCCATAATAGATTTTGTTTATCTTACAATCTTACTAATGACGAGTGGTGGGTTCAAGATAGATTTGAACATTTGGGAAGATACACACAATATTCAGATGCTTTAATTGCTATAGATAAAAGAATGAACAATGCATAAATTTTAGGAGATAGTTATGAGTTATAGATTATTGAGTTTTAGCAACCCAAAGATTTTAAAAGGTAAGGATGTGTATTCAGAATACTTGAGTGCTATACTGCACTTGAGTCCTATCAATACAAAGATATGTCCTTATCAAGATATTGCAGGGTGCAAGGAGGCTTGTCTTAATACAGCAGGGCGTGGTGGTATTATAAAGAAGGGTGAAACCACTAATACCATACAACTAGCTAGAGAACGTAAGACTAGGTTGTTTTTAGAAGCTAGAGATATCTTCATGACCGACCTGATTACAGACATTATGAAGTTTGTAAGATACTGTGAAAAGAAAGGCAAGCTTCCTTGCTTGAGACTCAATGGTACTAGTGATATACAATGGGAGAATATTTATATTGGAAACATGGAGCAGTATTCTTTAGATACAACTGAGATGAGTAATGTTGAAATGTTTAGTAAAAAACAATTAGGTTTAGAGTGTAAGAATATCTTTGAGTTATTCCCAGATGTACAATTCTATGACTACACAAAGATACCTACAAGAAAGGTTGAGCAATACAAGAACTACCATTTAACATGGAGTTATTCAGAAGCTAACAGCAAGTATGCACAATACTTTGATGCTATCAAATACAATATTGCTGTAGTCTTTCATGGTACAATGCCTATCTACTACAAAGGTAGAGAAGTTATTGATGGGGACAAGAGTGATATTAGATTTAAAGACAAGCCGAATGTAGTAGTAGGCTTGAAAGCAAAGGGCAAAGCACGACATGATAGTTCAGGCTTTGTAATTCATACAGCATAGGAGTAAACAAATGATTGAGATTATTTTTAATATAGTATTGGGTACATTTTTTATAGTTATATGTTCAGGTGCTTTCCTCATGATACAAGACTCTGAAAAACGATACCAATATAGAAAAGATTTAAAAAATAGATACCCTGATTTAAATAGAGACCAGATTAGAGTGATAGCTAACATGTTATTACAAGATGAAAAAGATTCAAAGAGGGATTCAAATGAGTAAAATGTTATGTAGTATTAGTGATGACCCATACAATGATTACAGTGATTATGTTGAAGGCAAAGGAGTCTACTCAAAACAAACAGAACTATTTGATTTACCTGTAGAGAACGAAGCCCATTTGTTTTTAACAGACACCATGCTTAACAAATCTATTATAGATGTAAACAAAAGTGTCTTGTTATTGTTAGAACATATAGGCTTAGACTATGATGATATAGAAGTTGGAGAGAGACACAGCTTCCCTGCTGTATTTGTACGTAGTAGTTCAGGCTACAGAGACAAAGAATCACAGGTAAACTTTTATAAGACTAAGCGTGGTGATAAACGAATGTCAATTAAACATTTGAAAGCACAGGCTGAAGGGGGCATGGTACTACGAATGACTTATAACTTTTACAAAACAGAAGAACACTTAACCTTGGAGGTAATATGAAAGGCATACTAATAAACCCACTCGACCAAACAATTAAGAAGGTTGTTTACTCTGGTAACTTCAAAGAGATATACGACTTAATTGATTGTAGAACTTTTGATGTAGTCAGATTAAACAACAGAGATGATATGTTTATTGATGATGAAGGACTACTTGTAGACAATAGATACTTTACTATCGGCAATAGAAATTATGCAGGTCGTGCTTTGATACTGTCTCATGATGAGGTAGGAGATACTATTGGAACAGAACTAACTGTACAAGACATGGAAAGTGTGGTACAATGGTTGCCTGAAGGACATCAAGAGACTCCTTACATGGAATTTACAGCATGGAATTAACAACCGTTTAATATGGAATTAATACTCGTGTAATATGGAATTAATATATGAACTCAAAACAAATCAAGAAACTTAGAAAGAAAGTCAGACCAATACAGGTTGAGTGGCTTCGTACCCTATTGCCTGAAGACCAAGCAGAGTCTATTACTGTAGATACAGTTGAGGGATTACTTCCTGAACAGACACATGCTTTTGGTCAAGGGCAATTACATATGTCATACATGACAGACAAATGGATAATGAAATACTTAAAACAGAATCCAGACATTGAAACTTTTGAACAACTACTGAAGGTATCTAAACATGGATGAGTACATAGCTGATGTATTGATAGACAATCACAGACAAAAAATTAAAACTTATGCTAATTCAATTTACTCTGCTATAGATATTCTTATTAGTATGCCAGTTGTCAATGCTGTATTCACAGTATCATGCACTGAAGATGGTAGGTCTTGGGATGTTGAGGGTATGGACATGATGGCAATGAGGCAGATGAGAGCAGACATTACAGAGGAGGCTTTGCGAGAAGCCTTTGCAGATGATGAGAGAAATAGAACAATACATTAGGATAAGGAGACTAACATGGAAAATGAAAATTGGACAGACAATACTGAAGCAAATGAAGACGGTACTTTTCTTACACAAAGAGAGTATGATGAAAGATTTGTAAGACTAACAGAAGATGAGTACAGATATTTCTGTGATTGGATTAGTAAACACACACAAGAAATGTATGAACATAAGGTAGGCTATGAGGCAAGATGGACTCTTGACCCTAAAGTTTTTTATGTAAAATTGTTAGATGAAAGTCTTTATTCCATGGATGAAATAATGCTTGACATCCGCAACAAGATGGTGTAACATGTGCAACATGACACTGAGCAACCAAAGAACTTTAAGCCCTCTATCTCCAGATAATAAATTATTTGGTTTGGCTTCAGTCCACAACTTCGGGAGTAGTTGGCTCACAAACTCCTTTAATTTAACTAACATCATAGGAGAATAATATGATAATTGACGGCACGGCTTATTGGGCAAGTATCAAAACACCCAATACAACATTTGAACCCATGTACACAGTCAACCTTGTAGTTGATGAAGCAACAGCTAATGACTTTGCTACTCGTGGACATACCATCAAACAGATGGACGAAGGTTCTGCAATAGTAGTTAAGCGTAAGGTAAATGGTCCTAATGGAATGGTTAGGTCTGCACCGAGATTGCTTGACCAAAACAAACAGGAAGTAAATCTTGCTGTGGGTAATGGCTCTAAGGTTAGAGTCCAATGTAACGAATACGCTTGGGAATATGCAGGTAAGGCAGGGAAAGGTCTTGACTTACAGGCTGTCCAAATCGTAGACCTCATTGAATACAAAGCCGAAGACGGCTCTGAGTTCTTTGACGAAGGGGAGGAATTTTAATATGATTGTTAGTATTAAAAATGATGATGGTGTTACATCTTATGATGTGACTAAGATTGAAGACGAGAATGTTAGGGCAAACGCTAATGTAATTATTAGTAAGGTGTCCCAACTAGAAGTCTTACTAGAAGCACTGAACTTTACTAGTGCTACGCACCGAGGTAATCTGGAAAGCTTGCTGAAAGAAAACCCTGATGCGATTGTTGAGACAGGAGAAGAAGAGGTACAAGATACTGAAACTGATTCTGAATAACTAACCGTGAGGTGTCCTACTAATTGGATGGGACTTAAAGGCACAATCCAAATACAACGCCTCACTTTTCTACTGGAGATAGAATGATACAAGAACGAACCCAATTCATTAAACATAAATTACCCTGCCCTAAATGCTCAAGCAGTGACGCTGTATCTCTCAATGAGAATGGCTCTGCAAAGTGCTTTAGTTGTGATACTTTCTTTACAGACTATGACAACGAATCAACAGGTAAGGTAATTGAAATGACAACAAAACCCAAGTCCGACAACACATTCCTAACATCCTATACTGGTGCTTACGGTTCACTAACCGACAGAGGTATCTCTGAAAAGACAGCAACTAAGTATGGTGTAAAGATTGTCAAGGACAGAAACAATAATGTAGTGCAACACATCTATCCATTCTTCAATGGTAATGAGGTGGTTGGTACTAAGACACGATATGTAGAGAACAAAAACTTTGCTTGCAATGGAACATTTGAAGGCACTGGTTTGTTCGGAGAACAACTACATGGTAATACAGGTGGCAAGTATCTAACCATTACTGAAGGTGAGTGTGATGCTATGGCAGTGGACGAACTGTTCCAAGGCAAGTGGGCAGTGGTATCTGTCAAGCGTGGTGCATCATCAGCAGTCAAAGATGTTAGGGAAAGCATAGAGTTTGTCGAATCCTTTGACAATGTAGTACTATGCTTTGATAATGATAAGGCAGGTAAGGAAGCGGCAAAAGCTGTAGCTAAGATACTCAAGCCTAACAAGACTAGAATCATGTCGTTCCCTAACGGATTCAAAGATGCCAACGAAATGCTCAAGCAGAAGAAGTTCACAGAGTTTACCCAAGCATGGTGGAACTCTAAGACATACACACCTTCTGGTATCATGGAGTTATCATCTCAGAAAGGTGACTGGCTACATAGAGAAGAGAAAGAAAGCATTGCATATCCTTGGGACGGACTTAACAAGAAGCTCTATGGTATGCGTAAAGGAGAACTGGTCACACTTACAGGTGGCACAGGTCTTGGTAAGTCTAGTGTTACTAGAGAGTTAGAACACTGGCTCATCAAAAACACAGATGACAATGTAGGTATTGTAGCCCTTGAAGAGAACTGGTTACGTACTGCTGATGGTATCTTATCCATCGAGGCTAACGATAGAATCTATCTATCAGAGAAGCGTAAGAATTATTCAGATGATGACCTCATGGGTTTGTTTGATAAGGCTATCCCTTCTGGTAGAGTATTCATTCACTCACACTTAGGTGCTACCGACATTGATGATATCTTTGCCAAGCTTAGATACATTATTGTAGGCTGTGAATGTAAATGGGTAATCGTTGACCACTTACATATGTTAGTCAATGTGTTACATGAAGGTGATGAGAGGCGTGGTATTGACATGCTTATGAATCGCTTGAGGTCTCTAGTAGAAGAGACAGGTGTAGGTATGATATTGGTATCACACTTACGAAGAGCCGCAGGAGATAAAGGACATGAGCAGGGTATCGAAGTATCTCTATCTCATCTCAAAGGTTCACAGGGTATTGCACAGTTATCTGATTGTGTGATTGCACTAGAGAGAAATCAACAGGCAAGCAACCCTGAAGAAGCTAACCTCACTAAGGTTCGTGTACTGAAATCTAGGTACACTGGAGACACAGGATTGGCTTGTGGTCTCCGATATAATTCAGATACTGGTAGGTTGTTTGAAGTATCTGAGGAGGAAACATTCGACAATGAACAGTTCTAAAATAATATTTGACATTGAAGCTGATGGCTTAGACCCTACTGTTATACATTGTATAGTAGCTAAAGAATGGGGTGGAGCAGTACACACTTTTGACAACACGCAAATCGAAGAAGGTATTAAATTCTTAGAGAATGCAGAAGTACTTATAGGTCATAACATTATAGGTTATGATATACCAGTAATAGAAAAACTACATGGTGCTACAGTAACACAGCAGTTAGAAGATACATTAGTTATGTCAAGATTATTTAACCCTGTTCGTGAGAATGGACATAGCTTGAAGACTTGGGGGTGGCGTGTTGGCATGGCTAAACAAGAACAACCTGAAACCTTTGATGAGTATACACCTGCTATGTTGGACTACTGTGTTCAAGACGTAAGGCTAAACGAAGTTGTATACAATTACTTACTCAAAGAAGGTAAGATGTTTAGCGAAGACTCAATCAGTCTTGAGCACAAGGTCGCTAAGATTATGCGACAGCAAGAGAAGAATGGTTTCTTCTTTGATACTAAGAAAGCTATGGAGTTGCTTGCAGAACTCAAGGACAAACAGTTTGAAGTAGAAGAAGAAGTACACAACACATTCAAACCTAAGATGATGGATGAAAAAATAGTAACACCTTACATCAGGAAAGATGGACAGCTATCAAAGCGTGGACTCACAGATGCAGAGTATGACAACTGTATCAAGACTCAGAATGTAGAACCATTCATGAGACAGAAGTTAGTTGAGTTTAACTTAGGTAGCCGTAAGCAAATAGGAGAATACCTCATTGACTTTGGGTGGAAGCCTGAAAGATTTACTCCGACAGGTCAGCCCATTGTTGATGAGGGTACACTTAAAAAGATTGAACACATACGAGAAGCTAAACTTATTGCAGACTATCTGCTTTATCAGAAGCGTATAGCACAGGTTACATCTTGGATAGATGAACTCAAAGGTGATAGAGTACATGGGTATGTAAATCCAAACGGTACGATTACATCTAGAATGACACACCGTAGTCCTAACATGGCACAGATTCCAAACTCTGGTAGCCCTTATGGTAAGGAATGTCGTTCATGTTGGACAGTACCAGATGGCTACAAGTTGGTAGGTATAGATGCAAGTGGATTAGAACTAAGAGTGTTAGCTCATTACATGAATGACCAAGACTATATTGACGAGGTTATACATGGAGATATACACAGTAGGAATCAAGAGTTAGCAGGACTTAAGACTCGTAATGAATCCAAGACATTTATCTATGCATTTTTGTATGGGGCAGGTGATGCCAAGATAGGTTCGATATCTGGTGGTGGTGCAAAGCAAGGTAAGAAACTAAAAGCTACCTTCCTTAAAAACTTACCATCACTCAAGATACTTAAAGACAGAGTACAGAAAGCATCTGAACGTGGTTTCTTGAAAGGTCTTGATGGCAGAAAGATATATGTACGTAGTCAACATGCCGCATTGAATACCTTACTGCAAGGTGGTGGTGCAATCGTGATGAAGAAAGCTATGACAATCCTACAGGAGAAGATGAGCTTCAATGCTTTGGATGCTAGGTTTGTAGCTAACATACATGATGAGTGGCAGATAGAAGTAAAAGAATCACAAGCCGAATGCGTTGGTGTGTTTGGTGTTGAAGCAATAGAAGAAGCAAGTAAATATTATAACATGCGTTGTCCTTTGACAGGAGAATACAATATAGGAGAGAATTGGTATGAAACCCACTAAAGAAAACAGAAAGAAGTTTGATATAGATTTGGCTTATGGCACAGTCAGAGAAGAGAAGATAGCAGAGATGCTAACTGATAAGAAGATAGAAGTAAAGTCTGAGAAAGACATGTGGCAAAAGACAGGTAACATTTGTATTGAATATGAATCTTGGGGTAAGCCGTCAGGTATCAAGGCTACCGAAGCAGACTACTGGTTTCATAATCTATGTGTAGGAGACAACGAGTTCTGTACTCTAGTGTTCAAGACAGATGTTCTTAAAACAATTGTAGATAAGTTAGACACATTCAAGACTGTAGCAGGTGGAGACCATAAGGCAAGCAAGATGTTCTTAGTAAACCTCCAAAAATTATTTTCATCGGATGTAATTAAAGCATTCAAGGAAGCAGAAAATGACAAAGAAAAATAAAGAAACTATTGACAAAACTAAAATAGACAACTATAATAAATTCACCTCTGAGTCTGGACATTGGTATGCACAGGACGGAGAGCCGATGTATACCATCATAGGTGCTAACGGTAAAGAAAGGAACACTACACTTAGAGATGCTAAGAAACTAAACTTAGTTCCTTCTGTTACTACTATCCTTGGTATGATTGCTAAACCCTCTCTTGAGAACTGGAAGATTAATCAGGCTTTAAACTCTGCACTTACTTTAGAACGTAACGAAGACGAATCGTTCGAGGCTTTTGTTTATCGTTGTAAAGAAGACTCTAAGAAGATTGGTAAGCAAGCCGCCGAAAGGGGTACGCAAATCCATAACTTAATTGAGAATGGTTTCTTAGGTACGTTTGCCAGTGAGCCATATGAAGTTATCAAGAAATATCTTGATGAGCATTTTCCTGATGAAGAGTGGATAGCAGAGGATTCTTTCTGTGCTGACACAGGGTATGGTGGTAAGATAGATTTATATTCTAAGTCTGGTATCTTTGTTGACTTTAAAACAAAGGATAACTTAGAAGGTAAAGACCCTGCTAAATTAGTATATGATGAACACGGTATGCAGTTGTCTGCTTATGCCCAAGGTTGTGGGTTTGATAATCCACAGAGAGTTTCTATCTTTGTAGATAGGAAAGACACAGGTTTGATTGCTTGTTATAAGTGGGATGATGAGACACACTCTCGACACCTTAACATGTTCAACTCTATCCTTCAGTACTGGAAGCTAGTTAAGAACTACGACTCCTCTATTACTGATGTCTAGACGAGTACCGAGAAAGCCTCGCCCTAAAAAAGTTAATGTCCCAAAAGGATATGATAGTATCTGGGAAGCCACACTGCACGACACTATATTAAAAAAGTGGAAGCATCACTGGGATAACATTGACTATATAATTAAGCATAAGTATGAACCTGACTTTGTTAAGAAAATAAAAGGTAAGACAATCTTACTTGAAGCAAAGGGTAGGTTCTGGGATTTTGCAGAGTACAGTAAGTACATCCATATAAGGGAGGCTTTGCCAAAAGGTTATGAGTTAGTATTCTTATTTCAAAAACCTTTTGCTCCAATGCCAGCCGCAAAGAAAAGAAAGGATGGTACTAAACGTACTCATGCTGAATGGGCTGATACTAATAATTTTAAATGGTATAACGAAGAAAGTTTACCGCATGAATGGAAAAACAATGAACTATAAATTTAAAGAAGATGATATTATAAAGGATATAATACTGTATGTAAATCAAACATATGACCAACACTATGCTAACGGTAAGTACCAAGCGACTGATATGATACTAGATGCAGGACACGGAGAAGGCTTTTGCATGGGTAACATTATGAAGTATGCAATGAGGTATGGAAAAAAGAATGGTAAGTCTGAAATGGACTTGCATAAGATTATACACTATGCTATAATAGCTTTGTATGTACAACGGAATTCAACTGATAAGGACACAGACAATGGTAGATGATAAGTTAGGTAAGAAACCTTATCTAGGAATTGAAATAGATTATGATAAAGAAAATACATTTGACAAGTTTAGTCTTGACACATTAAAGGATAGATACTTTTGGGAGAAAGAAACACATGCACAAGAAGCATTCGCAAGAGCCTCCGTCTTCGGAGCA